CAATTACCTTTAACTCTTCTTCTGTGTATTCTTTAAATTCTGGTGGTTCTTTACCAAAATCTTGATAGTGTCTGCTTAAATGATTATAAACTCCTTTCTTATCTGCTTCAGGAATATTTGTCCCCCCACGAGCGCCCATCAATGCTGCCATTGCCGCAGTAACTCCTCTCCAAACAACTGGTTGACTTCCATCTCCTTTGTGGTGTGGTAACTTATACCATTGCCTTTCAGAGGCATCAAAATTTTCTGCTTCACTATCAACCCAAGCGTGCATCTTTCTTAATTTTTCAGCATCTCCTGTTGCTTTTGCAACTTCTGCTCCAGCGTCCCACTCTTCATCTTCTGGTGCTTTTGGTCCATCTCCGTGGACCGAATAAGGAATAACTCCTTTTATTTCTGTATTCTCCATACTTTTTAATATTTCATTATATCCCATTTTTTTAGCATAAATTAAAGCATCTTGATAAGCAGGCACAGGAACTACTGAATGTTCAAGCATTTCCCATTTAGTAATAATACTGCTATCACTTTTATCTCTTTCCAGTGGCATAAAACCAACTGACATTGTGTTTAGAAATCCCTTTTTAACCAATTCTCCAACTTCTTTTGCAAGTTGAGTTATATTGTGAATTATTGCTTTACAATTTATTTTATCATCATAAATTTTAATCTCTTTTACACTTCCTATTGGCAATGGTTCTTCTCCCATTGTCTGGTTGTGCCCCCAAAGAAGAACGGGATTTTTTAAAAAATTATCAACTTTTGCTCCTTTCGGATCTAATATTTCTCCTTGTCTATCTCTTTTATTTCCTGAAATTGTATATTCAAATTCAACATATCCATCTTCTTTTTGAACTGGATTTGTTGCTTCTAATTTTAAGTATTTTTTTTGTGTCTCCATATTTTTATTATTAGCCAGGCACTAATGAACAGCGGCAATCCGTATGTAATGGTGGCTGTTCTCCTGAACCATAATCATCATTGAAAAATTTTGAATCAATACCTACTGCTACTCCGTGCAATGCCATACAATCATCACAAGTTCTTTCATCTAAAGCACAATACCATATCTTCCTTTCAACTCCTACTTCTTTCCAAGCAAGAATATCTGCTTCATTAGCAAATCTTGTTGATTCTGTTTGAGCAATCATTTCTGCTCTCCTATCGCTAATATCTTTATAAACATCGCTTATTCTTTCAGCAAGTTTATCTACTCCTTCTCCTTTTTCCATTCCTTCTTTCATTGTTTCCTTTAAAGCATTCATTGTTGTCTTATTAACCTCTGAAGCAAGTTTTAACCCTTCTTTTTCAATTATTTTGTTAACGTCCGGAGTGATTTTGAATTCTTCAGATATTCCAAGCATAGCAAGTGCTTGTGTCCCTTCTGTTTCTACCAACTCTCTAAATATCGGTAAAACAACATTGATTAATAATTTTGCTTCTTCTCCTAAATTAAATGGAAGATTTGCTTTTGTATTTATACTTTTATTTTCTCTTTTAAATGAATCTATAATTCTTTCCTCTTGATTTCTAAAATATTTTCTAACTGCTCTTTTTATTTTATCTTTGTATCTATCTGTTATTAATCTCAATGCCTTATTGTGTTTTTCTCCTATTTCTTCAAATCTATCAAATGATTTTATTTTTTTTCCTTCTTCTTCTTGTAATTGTGTAGTTGATCCAATAGGAGTAGCCGTTAATACATTCCATAAACTATCTCCTCCCTTAACAGGTGGTAATCCAAGTTCTTCTCTAATCTCATTCCTCGTAATCCATTTATCAACTCCTGCGACATACTCATTGATTTTTGCCGCCCTGTCTTCTGGCACCGGATCTTCAAAATCAAATTCTAATCCCCTGCTTTTATCAAACAATGGTAAATAAAATTCATTTAAAGTATTAATAAACTTCTGCATCAGTGGTTTGATTGTCCTTTGCATAAAAACCATTCTGCTTGCCTCAGCCGATGCATAATTCACATCTTCTGTGATTCCTATTATTGTTTTCGGAACTCTGAACATTGCCAATATCTCGTCCCTGCTGTATTTCCTTTGCTCAAGAAATTCGATATCTCTTTGAACTTTTGTTAAATCTTTAATATCAATATCTGCATTTTCTCCCAACCTTAACATTGCTGTTTTATGAGCATTGTCTGCTGAACTATATTTTTGCTTCCACTCATTCTTGAATCTTTCAAAATCCTCTTCCGTCACCCCTCCTTTTATCGTCATAACAAAGTCTGGCATTGCATTGTTTCTGAAAAAGTTTTCATTCCATCTTGCTGAAAAATTATCTGTATTAATTGCTATTCTTGCTGCTTCTATTACTGACATTCCTCTTAACTGATCTACTGGATTAAAAGTTTTAAAATGAATTATGTCTTCTGGTAAAAACTCTAATATTGTTGAACCATTAGTATATTGATATTTTACAATTGAATTGTCTGAAGAAATTATTGTTACCCAATCTGGTCTTAATACTTGTATCTCTTTTATTTGGCCGCTAATTTGTCCTTTAAGCAAAGCCCAAAATGCATCGCCTGTTAAATCTAAATATGCTTGCGTTGCATTCACTAAATCATAAAAACTCATATAATCATTTACATTGTGAAGCAAATCCAACGCCGGATGATTTTCAACCTCCTTTCCGTTTTGATAAAGATAAAGTTTAATATTCGCAACTTCCTCTGCCCTCGCATTAACACAAGCGTAAACCCAGCCAGTATAAGCATCTAATCCCTTTTTTTCTGTATATGTAAAAAGATTGCTGAAATCAAATGGTAGATAATATTTTTTCTCAGTAAATAAATATTTTATGTCTTTAAAACTTGGAATTTTCATAAAAAAAGCTCACCTTAAAAATTGGTGAGCCCACGGAGTGTTTCCTTTAAAGCTCGGCACAAAATGTGCTCTTGCGGTCTATCCGCCATTTATTATTTCCTTATAGCAAATTTTTACAAAAAAGTCAAGTGTCAATATCAATAAAATCAAATCTTGTTTTTTTATCCCGATAATGCTTCTTTTGACTTACTTCTATTCCCGTTAAATTCCCACTTCTTTTTTCAATTAAAATATTTGCTGATTCTACTTTCCTGTAAATTCTTATTATTTCTTTTTCATCTTGATTTAATTCTTTTTCCATTGAATTTTATAATTTATTATAAAATTTATAATTTAAATATTCTTTCTTCTGCATCATTTGGCATTATTTCTTTTACTTTTCTATTTTCTAAATTAAGATGACCACACCATACTTCCCAGTTAACTAATATTCTCCAGCCTTCCTGTCTTAACTTCCAACAACATACAATATCAACATTAGGAGTATTTAATATATATTCTTCTTTAAAAGCATTTGTTCTCCCAATAAAACAATACCAACCAGTTCCATCAATTTCTTCAATTCCTTTTTTCTTTGGTTTCAAGCAATGTCTTTCCAGTAATCTATTTCCTTCCCATTTTAATTTTGATATTCCTAAAACTTTTATATCTCCTCTTGTTGATTCAACACCAGATACTATAACAACATCATTTTTTAAATATTTATCTAATTTATAAAATGCTTTTTTATCTTTAGGTATTGTATCGTCTTCAAGCATAAAAAAATATGGAGTTCCAATAAGCGAATCTTTTAAATCTCTTAATATAGTTATAAAATTATTTCTTATTCTTTCAAGTCTCTTATCAATATCATTTTCTATCGGCTTTCTCATTGTAACAAACATTCTCCAGGAATAAAATCTTTCACTTTCTTTTTCGGCAAACTTTTTTATTTTCTCAATCATCTCTTCATTATCATTATCAACATAAATAAACCAATGCATTCTCTTTCTTGGCATTTCTAATTCTTTTATACATTCAAAATATTTATCTAAACAATATTCTCTTGATATAACAGAAACAAAAGTATATTTTACTTTATCAATATCTTTTCTTAAATTATGTTTTTTAAATAAATATTCTTTTGACTTTTCAATAGTTTCTGGTTTTATTGACCCCCATAAACTTTTTACATTTTGTCTATAAAAAAATCTTGCTTTATGAGATGTTTTCCCTTTAAATCCTTTTTTGATTGCTACTAAATAATAATCCCAATCATCATAGCACATATTTTCTTTTCTTGTTTTTATATCCCATTTTAATTTTTCAGCAACTTCTCTTCTCAATAAACTATGAGTTGTAAAGCAACCTCTAATTCTATGTAAGCTCGGAGAAAACTCCCAAGTATCGCAAGTATTTATAAAATTATTTTCAATATTATAACCAGGATAATAAATTCTCGGATGCACAAAACTTATACTTTCATCTTTATCTAACTCATTTGCCAACTCTTCAATATAATTGTCTGCCGGATAATCATCACCATCAAACCAACCAACATAATCACCATTTACTTTTGTTAATCCATAGTTTCTTGTTTTGCAAGCGTTATTATAATAAACTTTAAAATATCCAACCT